TCCCCCCATCAACGGGTATAACAGGTGGAGGTGTTATAACAGGCGCTGCGGGTATACCCCCGCCACCGCCATTACCGCCACCGCCATTACCACCATTACCGCTACCGCTACCGCTACCGCCATTACCGCCACCGCCATTACCAACATTACCGCCTCCATAACCTCCGCCACCAATGGCAACTGGAGTCGTTCCGTCATAGTACATTTGATCTTGACCCTCGCCCATGCCCTCGCCATAGGTGGTGACATCACCAAGAGGGTATCCAGAACCAACATCTGCAAAAAGAGTTGCGTCTTCGTACCCCTTATCTCCTGTAATAGTGTCTTTTAAATAATTATATCCCGACGAAATATCGTCATAAACGTTTCCGCCTAAATCAATTAAACTTTGGCCCGCACCAGCCAGATCAGTTAAAAAACCATCGCCTTGCTGTTTGCCACCAGTGGCCGCCAAACGGTCGAGGTTTTCCTGTTGAAACGCCGCTTGTTGATCATCCGATTTATCGTCCGCAATCTTTTGCAACCGTGCAGCCTCCTCTTGCTGCGCTAAATATGCGGAAACCGCCGCGTTGTCTGTTCCACCCAAGTCCTCAATCTTTTGCTCCTGTAAAGCGTTATTTATATTCGCAACAGACGTTGTCGCATCAACACCCTTTCCATAATCCTGACCGTACACTAACCCTAAATCTTTAGAGGCACTGACCTTTGTTCCATCCGCAAGAGTAATCCCGTAGCTGTTTCCATTTTTTGTAATCTGCGTTTCGTTTGCCATCCCGTAGCCAAAGGTGGGATTGTCCGAACCACCATTTGTAACATCTGTTGTTCCAACGCCCGTCGTGATATCATCTAACTGCTTGAAAACGTCTTCTTGAGAGGGTCCCGCCGCTACTAACTCTTCGGCAGGTGTGGTTGGAACACCCGTTTGAACATCCAATGTCAAAACATCGCCGCTTCCATCCGTGGATAACGCTTGAAAAGTATCCTCCCCAGACGCAGCCGCTTCTTCTAACCTGCTTTGATTGGTAGCTTCAATTCCTGCCGCCACTTGAGCCGCCCACTGTTCTGCAAAAGATAACGCCATTATCAAACCTCCATAATAAATATTTGTGTATAATAACTCGAAAAGCTATCGTTTGTCACCCATAATATACAGGCATCTTATAACTTTCATCCTCATTACCCCAATCGTCCGTGGGTAATCCAACAAAGTTTCCCTGACGATACCGCATTAAAGCCTGTGTCATACTATCAACCAAATCATCATACTCCCCATTCGGAAAAGCCGCAACCTCCTCAATCAACTCCTCCGCAAAAGGATCTTCAGGCGCCCAAACCATGCCCGCCTCAAATAAAGGTGAAACAGAATGAACACGCGTAACTTTATCATTTCCACGACTAGGCGTGAAATTTACCACAGGAATACCCATGTTCCGTAGTTCGTGAGTCAAAGGCAATCCACTCGCCTTCGCCTCAACAATAACCGTGTCAGGGTCCCAATACTTATATTGATCCAAAGCCTTCTCCTTTAACTCCGGAAAATCCCAACGACCCTTCTGACTGTCCAAAAGTATTAAAGCCGGAGTCTCCCCCTCCTTCGGATAAAAAACACCCCACGTCGTAATCGCACTGTAATCCGCAGTCTCCTTCTTGCTAAACGCCGTATCGTAACTTTGAATAACAAATTCTAAATTTGGAATTTTTTTCTGAGTCCAACGCATCCACCACTCGCGCTTAATAATCGCATTCTCCTCACCCGTAGGATTCTGCTGATATTGCGCGTTCCACTTGCTGGGAGGTATAGACGCCTTCACCGCCGTCAAATCAGCCAAAGACCAATATTCAGGCCAACACGGCTTCCCATCATCAAATATAGCCGGTAACTCCACAACCTCCCACTGATCCGCTAATGGATCTTTTGCCTGCGCCCGCAATAACTGACCCGTTAAATCCTTCTCCGACCAACGCGTCTGGACCAAAACAATAGAACCACCCGGCTGAAGCCTCTGTCGGGGGCCCCCAGTATACCAATCCCAAGCATCCTCAAAACCATTCGTCGACATCGCCGTCTGCTCCGAATGAGGGTCATCTATAATAACTAAATCTCCACCACGACCCGCTAAGTTCGATCCAACACCAACCGCATAATACATCCCACCCTTGCTCGTATCCCACCGACCAGAAGCCTTGCTGTCCGACGCTAACTTAACATCCGGAAACACCGTGCTGAACTCATCACTCTCAATTAAATTCTTCGTCTTTCGACCAAAGTTAACCGCCAGTTCCGTCGTGTGCGTCGCCTGAATGATCTTCATCTTCGGATTACGGCCCATCATCCACGCAGGAAATAAAAACGAGGCAAACTCACTCTTCGTGTGCCGCGGAGGCATATTAATAATAAGCCGTTTCAATTGTCCGTTAGAGACTTTCTCCAACTTCTCCGATATTATCGCATGGTGGCGACCTGCAATAAAGTCAGGCCACATGGCTTTGACAAACGATAAAAAATTATTTTTACACGCTTCGTTCTGCTCCAAATAAGCCAATCTCAATTCAAGCTTTAGCCTCTCCGAATCCATGTTCTCGTATCGTGTACCACTCATCAGGGACCCTGAACCTTTGTTATATGCGACTATATGCCATTTTATACTACAAAATTTATAATATCAATTTTTATATGATTGTTTGTCACGAACATGGCCCAAGCCCCCGACCCGCAGCACATGGGCGTCGGCGAGCGGATCGCTGTAACTTACTGATTTATAACGGTTTTTAGCCTCTATTGCGTCAGGGACCCTAAGCGATCCATAGGCCGCGATCCATAGGCCACAGCGCAAAAAAAAACGCCAGCTGTTAGACTTTCTAATTGCAGGATCGACGGCGTTTGGATCTAAGACGGCGTTGCAGGTAAACGCCGGCGGTAGAAATTGCCTGCGATAACGAATCACTAACTATAGGACGTCGCTCGCGGATCTCGTACGTTTGAGAATAGATCGAGGGGCAAGGCCCACCTTGATTAACTGTAAATATACGGTCGTTAAAAAGGTCGTCTGACTAGCGTTAAAAGTTTTTAGGCGGGTAAGGTACAGGCAATAAAAAAACCCGCTACGGCGGGTTTAATTTGGGTGTATAGAATACGGTTATTATTTGACGGGCAGTCCAGAGTTAACGGCGTTTAGAATTCTGTCCAATGTCTCTTGATCGAGATCATGAAACGTTAAACTGAATCGAACGGGAACGGTTTTTAAATCCGCAACTGTTCCGTCTAGCACTGGAGTCATCGTCATACCGTCAAGAAATCTTGACCCGTATTCAATAACTTTCGTTGTATAATTTAAAGTGTTGCCCATTGCATTAAGCCTCTATCGAAAAGGTTGCGTCGTCGAGTGCTATTGAAATTTCACCACTATTAATGAAATCGCGGATAAGATCTCTTCCAGCGTCGGCATTAATTAAAGCATACTTTTCAACATGATCTTTTACCGTGGATTCTAAATCCTCTATTTTAGCATAAGCACTGGAGTCGACGGCGTCGTCTTGTTCGCCGAACGCAACGGCGTTCATTTCAGTAATTAGTTCCCGCACTTGGTCCCGATCCATAAAGTCGTCGGTTTTGGCTTTCAATTCGTCAAGCTCGGCTTCGAGTTGATCTGTTACCAGTACAACGGCTTGAAGCTTTGCGTCGACGGCTTTCTTAACGTGATGCTCTACAAGCTTACCAAGAAAATAAGAGAGCTTATCCTCGATCCTATCCAGTGACGGGATGTAAGGCTTATCGGTTTTTACTTCGTCTTTGGTTGCGTCGCCGTTTGTTATTGAGTGTGTCATTATATTCTCCGTTGTTAAAATTAAAAAAGGCGTGGGGTTAACCACGCCTTATTGTAGTGCCTCGTTATGTCTTATGTCAATCTTTTCCGTAATCGCCTGCAACGCGATGCCTTAAACCAGTGCCACGCGGTAAGGTCTTAACGAATGCTTTTAAACGTTCGGCATCGGTCTCTGGTTGCAAAGCTTGCAAGGTTGCTCGCCAGTGTATTGCACAATTACCATTCCCTGCATAACAACCGCCTTTTGTATCGGTATCGCTCGCAAGTTTTTTTTGTGCTCCGTGTGAAGTAAAGCCAACAATAAAACTTCGATTTATTCTATTGCACCAAGGGTCATTATCGCCACAATTACCACAGTTCACGTTATTTAATTCATTCTCACATCTTACAACAGGAACGCCGTCAACGTGTTTACTCTTCCCGTTGGTATCATCCCAAAAAGATAACGGGACAACGGTAACAACGGGAACGCCGTCTTTAAACTTTTCGATTGCGTCGTCTAATTTATCCGCGCTGTAATTAATCGCGGTTGTTTTATCGGTAACGCGACCCCACCACAAAGACGGATCGTAGTGTGAATATGTAAAAGAATAACCACCAACTGGAACCGCGTTTAATTCGGCTTCGAAATATTCGGCGTCAAACGTTTGGGCGGTGGGTTCTTTTAAAGGGGCAAGGCTACAAGAACTTGGACAAGTCCCGTATTGGGATTTATCGCCAGATCTATAAGTGACAGCCAAGCCTGCGGTTTTATTGGCTGTGCTATGTGAAACAGTCTTTAACATTTTATAGCACCTCCAAAGACCATTCTTCAGGCGTTATGCCTGTCATAATAAATTCACGTTCATCAACGGATAAATTTGACATAGCATTTTGAATAACCGCACCACCTTTCCAAAGATTAAGTTGGTCTTGTGTTATGTTAAGATCTAAGGATCTTACTTCTCCAGATAGAATAGATTTTTTAGTGATAATCATTTTATAACCTCCATAGTTAAATAAATAAAATTGAACTGAAACCGATAAGTACTAAAACACTAAATAGAATAATAAACTCTAATATAGCGTATCGAATACGACGTTTCATTTAATAACCTCCATAGTTAAATAAAAAAAAGCACGGGATTAACCGTGCTTTAATCTTATGCGATTTTTTGCGACGTTGTCAACAGGCTACCCGTTGCCAGTCAGACGGGCTGAGATCTAACACCTGAGATCCGCGACGTTGCCAGTCAGAACGGTTATCTATATCGGACATATGAGAAACGGCGGTAACGGCATTGACCATGGTTGCCTGCGATACCTTTTCGCCTGCATAGCCTGCCTGCCCTATCGTTGCCATTAACCCGTCTAAAACGTTTGACGTTTCTTTTTTGGTAAGCTGAATAACCTTTCCAAGGTTTTCGACGGCTTCTTGAGCCGTGCCATTAATTTTATTTTCATGGGCTAAACGCATTTTTTCGCAAACTTCGTCAAACATTTCACGCGACGCATACGCCTTAGTAAGGTCTCGAACTTGCAATTCTAACGCCTTGTTATCTGCGTCTTTTGCCTCATTCGTTAACAAGCCCCATGTATCGGAATCCCCTTGAGCGGACGTAATGTGAGCCTTACGGGTTTTATTGGTGGTTTCTTGCCCGTTTAAACAAGCCAACGTCCAAACCATTTGATACACCGCGACTGATCCAAAACCAACCTCACTATTAGAAAGTCCAATACCTGACGCCATAACGTCTCGAACGTTTGCCCCTGCACCCTCAATATTCTGGGATCTCAACTGTAGGTATAAACGTTTATCGGTAACGTCGCCGTTAACGACTTTCCAACCTGCATTGGATTCCATCAACTGTGGCAAAGTAGATTGAAGTAAATTAATGTTATCAAACGTCTTAAACTTTTCAGAAACAACGGCTCTTACCGTGCCGTCTTTTCCAGACGTATGCGAACCAATATCAGAAGAACTATAATTATGGACTCTAATCATTTTCTTTTTTGGCTCATTTTCATGGATTTCATTAATTAATTTTGAATAAGGTCTTGGATAATCCTTTTGCAAACGTCGAGCCGTTCTAGTGTCTAACCCTGCGGATGTTGCTATTTGTCCTGACGCAACGTCGTTAACTGCAAATACTTTAGTCGGAACACCGCCCTGACCCTCTAATACAATCCCTGCGTGTCCTTCATCACTAACAGTAAAGTTAACCTGACGGGTGTCCGCAAGATAATCCTCTTTACGTTGTGCAAGTTCGTTAACCTTCTGCATGAGCCCCATTAACGTTCCGTTTTCATTTTCGATATTGTGCATTTTATACCTCCATAGTTTGAATGCAAAAAAGGACAAGAATCGCCCTGTCCTTTCTTATCGCATAAAATCGTATACATGGTCAAATAGAAATTTCTAAAAGTTTTATGTCCAACCGTCCATGGCCTGATAGTAACAATCGCAATAGCATAAACTTATCTCCATTTTCCTGTAGAATCACGCCACATATGGATAGTCTTTCCTTCTGTTTCATTTACACCCGTCAAAAAAGCTTTAAGTTCATTTTCCGTATTAAACGAATATGTCTTTTCGGATTCTTCTTCGGGATCAGCCTCGTTAAATACAATTGTTACGCAGTGTTCCTCTTCCTCCGGACTTTCTAAAAATACTTTAACACCCATTATTCAGCCTCCAATCTTATTCGCTCTGCGAACGTTAAACAATTCTTACATACTCTCTCGTCTATCTCTTCAAGATAGAAATCTTCGTCCATGCCTATCTTTTCTGGGCATCGATCACATTCAAAAGACAAACACTCCGCGCAAGAATAACCATCGACGCGTATATATCTGAGACCCTCGTTTGCATCGATGGTCGAATCGGCAGGGACACGATTAACAAACTTGCCCGAACCAAACGACGTGTCTTCAAAACAATGAACACAAAGATCTTTAAAATCAATTTTAAGTGCTTCCGCCCTCATATTGCATACCTCCATAGTATTTACGTTGTCCCATACCCTAGCATAAAAAAAACCCTGCCGTCAAGCAGGGTCTAATTTTATCGTCGTCTTCGGCGTTTTGGTTTTTGTTGTGACGCCCGTTTTGATAAATTATCATAGTCGTCCCCGTACAAAAAACGACCTAACCAATCTAATAAAAAAAACATTAATTAACCTCCTTGTTCCATAAACATTTTAATTTCTTATCGTGTATTTTTAAAAAACGGTGTTTTCTACTGCGAGGTCTCCACTCTCCATCTTGATACCTCCATAGTATTGATGATTCCACTTATCGCATACTATTTTACAGAGATCAAGTCCAAAACATCTCCCCAATCTTTCGCACCATCTGCATGATACAAAGGTTTTATATTAAGGCCTTCCATACGAACGTCGATTGCGTCCTTACCATGATATAAATATATGTCTTGTTTACCGCCACCTTTTCGATCCGCTTTCCAAACGAGTACCCAAACAGAAGCGTTTTTATGTTTAGCCATAAAGCTAACTTGGTGCGGAGATAAAGCCACAACCTTAGACGTTGTGAACTTCAATTCAATAAGGTGAAAATCGCCGTCTGTGTCGCAAACTAAAAGGTCTGGAACGCCCGGCATTGCCCACGTTTCAAGACGGGTTAGAATCCACTGCGGTTTCTTCGATAATATGACCTTCTTCAGCTTTTGGTAAAATCCGCTTTCGCGCTTTATTGCGGTTCGAGGTATTGTCTTTTCTGTCAGGGGTAACATCCACGGTGATTGGGGCATAATTGTTTTTCACTTCTTCTAACGCTTTCAAAACTTCTTCTTTGCTCATGCTATCTATAGATCCCGTTCGTATCTCAGACTTGCTAACATAAATATCACCTTGTGCTTGTCCTCTTCTATATTCCGCTTGTACGGCTGCCGAATAAGCACCGTTTTGCAAAGCGTGGTCTCTAATAACCTGTAGATCCCGTAAATGTCTTTTATAATTGACGCCATATTTCTCGTCTAATTCCTGACGATATTGTTTTATAGCATGCACAACGTGCGGGGAGTAATTGGAGTTGGTAAGTTCCCAAGCTCTAGCATGAGCGGAACTAGCGGGGTAGCCCGCATTGATTGCGGCTTCCCGCATAGTTATTTGCCCGTCTTGACTAACGAGTTCTTTTACAAAAAGTTCTTGTTTACGAGAAAGTTTAGAATGTATTGTATTTTTTTTTCGACCTCTGGTTTCAACAGCGCCATCGGCTCTTTGTACGGGTTTATATCTTGACATTTTATACCAACGTTATTTCCATGTAGTTCTCTAATAACGCTATTTGTTATATATAGCCAGAAATTTATTTTTTTATTTTTTTTAATTTTAGGCCCTTTAAGGCACTTTTGCCATTTAACAAGTTACATTTTAGTACACCCTTGGTGTAACCACTTATGTAACCTAATAATTCCCTTATATATATAGGGATAACAACAGAAGTTACACGGTTACACCGGTTACGGCAATATTTTACCTTTTTTTATTTTTTTTAATTTCACCTCTATATATAACAAATGTAACGGTTTGCACCGTGGGCCGTTATGTTTCGGCCTCGTATTTTAAGCACAGACCCTCCGTATAAACAAAATGGTCTCTCTGTTCACAAATAAGCTCCGCGGGCCGTGGTAGGGGCTTATTTCGCTTCTGAGTATAGAACACATGGTTTCCAATACTTTTCGTATACGTCAGGCTATCGCTCCAGTATGGATTTACGGATTTTGCGTGGTAGTGGGTTACATCTTTTCCGACTACAGTTATATATTCGCCATCTTTGATCATCATTTTGGCGAGTGCTTTTGATTGTTGGAATGCGTTATATTCTTTTGGGACATCGGGTTTTCCGTCGCACCACCATGAGAATGCGCAAGACGTACCTTTTTTATTTTCCTGTAGGACCACGCCACATATTGTGTTTGGATAATTTTGGGATGCGACTCTGTTGAGGGTCACTTCTGCGACGGCGAGTTGGCCTGCAATGGATTCTTCTCCTCTTGCTTCAAAGTAGATATTCAAAGACAGACAAAGTAATGCTGTTTCTATCATTTTGTTCTCCTATAGTTAAAAAAATACCGCGGGCCGTTATGACCCGCGGTTGTTTGGCAGTGCGACCTCAAATCAATCTTCGTAAAGCATCCTTCGACCCTCTTCTAGATCTGCTTGAAAGGCTACAGAATATGCGTCATCGCTATCTGGGTTAACCCCTCGCTTTAAAAGCTCAGAGCGATAGCTTGAAACAACGTGTGTTAAATCTATCGCCCAACCAAATTGCTTTTGGTCTTGAACTGCGTCGCGGTAGGAATCCAACAGCGTCTCGCTGTTGGCACTTAAATGATCACTCATAGGAACCCCCTTTATTAGAGCTTGCATTTAACGGGATTGTTAAAAGCCTCTGTTGTTCAATGTTGTTCAATCCCCCGATCATCGGTCGGGTTCGACCTACGGTTGCAACGATATAAAAATGTCAAAGAGCGCCTGCTGCTTGCAGGGTAAGCGAATCACTAAAGCCGAATCACTATACTATATACTAGCATATGGGACTTTGTAATGCAATAGCTAATAAAACCCTTTAAAAACAAGGTCCTTTATTTTTAATGTAGTTCCTGAGAATCGTCATTAAAATATTCGTCTCGACTATCTATTTTATCGAGGGGTTCTGGAGTTTTTTCCAAAATAGACCTTAAAATTATTTCGGTATTTTTTCGATTTCCCATAACGGACATAACTTGAGAAACGAGTACGGACAGTGCTGCGCTAATTGCGGGACCTTGTTCAAGGTCTCTTTCTTCGAAAAGGTTTAACAGTTTAACCGTGAGCCGTATGCTTTGATTAAAAGATTCGACTTCTTTTTTGTGTTGTTTTTCTTCGTCTAATTGTTTGCTCAAGGGATTAATAGTCATTAGGAAAAACCTTTCTAAAAGCGCGTTCAATTGTTTTTTCTATATGTTCTTTTGTAATTGTAACATTATTTGTTTTTTTTTCAACATCGTCTTTTTGCGTTTTAAAGCATTCAAAGCATAAATCGGCCTTATCGCCTTCTTCTCCCAGAATGCCGTCACAATCGACGCAATGTTTATGAATGTGATCGACTTCATAACAGTTACAAGGATGCGATAGTTGGAAGCTATGAAACTTGGTGATAAAATCAGGTACTTTTTCAAAGATTATCATTTAGGTTGTCTCCTTTCCTTTATTACAATTGTTTCTTTGTCGTATGCCAAGTGCCAATCTTGTTCCAACACACCCTTACCATCCATGGCCTTTCTACTAGCACCGGTTTCGTGGGACGCCTCAACCTCAAAAACCTCGACGACTGTGTGGGTAAGCATAACTTCAAATATAGCCATCACTCATTATCCTTTTCATTTTTCTCTAATTTAATTATGGTCTTGAAAGACGAAACCTATGGTTATCGGTAATAAACCGTGGTTTTTCTTGAAATATGTTCAATCTTCTACAGTTTCTTTAACGTGTAAGAACGATATGCTTGGGGTGTCCTTACGCAACGCATGGTACTCGAGTTGCACCTTGGCAGAGTTAATCATTTTCCCTGCTAAGTTTGCCATCTCGCTTGCGTCCTTGGAGCTTAGTTCACCATTGGACAATCCTTCAAAAGCGATTGCAAGCTGGGTTCTTAGTTCTACTACATTTTTCATTTCTGGTTCTCCCTTTTTATAAACCGGTTGATTTTAATAAATTCTCTCTTTGCCTCAATTAATCCTTGAGGTATGTCTTTAAAAGTTAAATTAGTGTTCTGAATTAAAAGAGTTTTAATATAGCTATCACTTAACTCTTTCCTTCTTTTTTTCTGATACTCTTTGTTTTTTTCGTAATGTTTTCTCTGTTGCTCTTTAATTTTATCTTTGTTTTCCTCCCTATATTTTTTCTGTTTCTCTAATATTTTTTCTCTGTTTGCTTCGTACAATTTTTTCTGTTTCTCTAATATTTTTTCTTGATTTTCTTGATACCATTTTCTCTGCTTCTCGCTTACTTTTTCTCTGTTTGCGTCGCAATATTTTCTGTGTCGCTCGCTTACTTTTTCTCTGTTTGCTTCGTTATATTTTTTTTGTTCCTCTAATATTTTTTCTTTGTTTTCTTGATAATGTTTTTTCCGTCCTTCCCTTATTTTTTCTTTGTTTTCTTCGTTATATTTTTTCTTATACTCCTTTATTTTTTCTTTGTTTTCTTGATTTTGCTCCTTTATTTTTTCTTTGTTTTCTTGATACCATTTTCTCTGCTGCTCGCTTACTTTTTCTCTGTTTTTCTCTCTATATTTTTTATCTAACATTTTTATTTTTTCTTTGTTTGCTTCTTTATATTTTTTAAGTAGCCCCCTTATTTTTTCTTTGTTTTCCCCCCTATATTTCTTCGTATACTCTAAGTGTTTTTCTTTGTTTTTTTCGTAATATTTTCTCTGTCGCTCGCTTACTTTTTCGTTATTTTCTTCCCTATATTTTTTATTGTACTCTCTTCTTTTTTCTTCATCCCTAAGTGGCATTACACCTCTCACAAATCTTATCAACGAAAGTGTAGCCATGTTGAACCATGGCAGGATACCCTGTTGAGTTATCTATTGTTATATTCGAAGGACTACCGACCGTTACCGATTTCTTGTAGTACAAGTCCCCCTTTCGGATGGGGGACTTACAACTATTGCATTTGTATTCTCGACGAGATCTTATTAATTTTCTCATCATGTGTTTTTCTCCTGTAGCATGGGTATAAAGGCGCCTATACTTTGAATTATATGGTGTCCCCCAACTGTAATCGTGCCGTTTAATTTCAGAAGGTTTTTTTTGTTACAAGGATCGCACTCAAACCATTGTCGTTTTACCTTTACCTCAACAATTTCAACCCAAAACTTCTCAAAAGCATTTTCAAAGTTACCTTCAACCTGTACAAGATCTCCAACCTTTAACTTTGCAATCTCTCTGTAACTAAGAAAGGGACAATGCTCATGTAATTCCTTTGGCCAATCTTTATACTTTTTGCTAACATTCATTAATAGAAGTGTCATTTTTCCTCCGTTGTTGTGTATGGAATCATTAGTATAAGATAAGAGGAGGCATGTCAACTAAATAAAAGCAGGACATTAAAAAACCCCGCAACAAATGACACTTTGCTACGGGGTTTAAACTACGGAGACCTACTTCATATCAGATATTATGGGACTGTCAAGGATTATTTAAGTCTACTCGACCATAAAAACTAACAAATTCGGGGTCCTTCTTTATTCTATTGTTAAAAAAGTACCACGATGCGTTGTCTTTCCCCTGTGATGCGCTGTCTGGAATCCATTTCACACGACCAACGGCAACGACCTTCTTTAACAGAGGCAAGAACTCTGCCGATTGCACAGTGTAGAGCCAGTCCGCGTCAAATAACAACCATGTCGGTCTAAGGGCCGTGAATATCGGTATGAGTTCATGGAGCAATTTACGATCCCAGGGTGGGTTGGTAATGATACACTGCCCGCCGACTTCGTTCTCTGTAAGATTAATCGCGTCGAACGTGGCGATGTCCTCTCTTTGCGGGGCAATATCGCAGGCGGATGTACAACTCATGCCATGATCTTCCAAAATGTCTATAAGACTGCCGTCTCCGGCGCACGGTTCAACGAACGTCGAGAACTCTTTTAGGTGGGGGATGAGCGGAATCACAGCTTTTAAAGGAGTAGGATAAAAATCGCGAGCAACACGTTTGAAATTCGATCTCTTACCCATTTAGTTGTCTGCGGAAATGTTGTTTTTAGATAAAGGTGCGTTTAAATTTTGGTAATCCTTAAATATTACTCTAAGCTGCCCCGAAATTGTTCGCCCTTCTTTTACAGACAAGTTTTTTATCTGTTCGTACACTTCTTTTGGTACAAGTACACTCTTCCATTTATTAGTATCCATGAGACTCTCCATTACTTTCTGGGAATATATGCGATTTTAAAAGGGATTGCAAGAAAAAAACCCCACCGAAGTGGGGTAGTTGGAGGGAGACTGGTTTATTCTGCTTCTCCCCAAGAATTTCCGATTTCAATGTCGCATTTATTGGGGATAATTAATGGTACAGCAGTTTCCATAATTGTCGAATACTTTTTTGCTTCGTCAATGTTTTTTACAGAAATTGCAATTTCATCGTGAATTTGAATCAACGGTGTTTTTCCTGTTTCGTAAATGCCAACCATAGCTTTCTTAGTCATGTCCGCGGCAGACGCTTGTATTAAACGGTTTAGCGCTTTGTATGTGTATGCCCGTCGCAAACGGGTTGTGTCTCCATGTTCCGTGATTGCATCACGGTACGGCAGCGCCTTGTGCATGGCAAACGTCGTTGGCTCCCACAGATCAAAACGGCACTTTCGACCTAAAATAGACCGAATGGAACCACTGGAGTTCTTTTCGTTCAGTCGGTTTGTTACACCTGACATTAACATTTTAACAAACGGAACGCGTTCGTGGTATTGTTTCACTAAACTTTTGGCTTCCTCGACAGGGATATCCATCTGTTCGGAGAGTTTGTTTACGCCCATTCCGTACATCATTCCCAGGTTTATTGTCTTGGCTTGTTTGCGCCCAATGTCCGCCATTTTTGCAACCATAGTATGAAAGTCCATGTCGGGATCATTCGTGTATCCATTTACAAACTCATCCACCGCAGGCAAATTCATCTTTCTTGATTTACCGTAAATATGTGAGTAGTGGACCAAGATCCGCGGTTCCTGTTGCGAGAAATCTATAGCCGCCCACTTTTCTCCTTCTTCTGGGAGAAACAACGACCGTATCATTGGCCCCAGTTCTGGATCGCGGGCCGGGATTTGCTGTAGGTTTGGATTGGACATGGAAATACGACCCGATACGGTCCCCCCATCGTCAGATCGTATTTGGTTTATGTGACTATGAATACGACCGTCCCTGTGAGTGTGACGCATAATTGTATTAATAAACGTGCCATGCGTTTTATTAAGGTTTCGCGCTTCCACAACAAGTCGAGGAAGTTTTTCGGTATGGTCCGATAGGAAGTTCTTTGTAAAGGACGGCTGACCCTTTTCTGTTTTTGGGTAGGATATGCTGACTTTATCAAAGGCTTTGGATAGCGATTGGGCTGCCCAAATTTCCACATTCATGCCCGTCATAGTTTTAATTTGTTCCAGCACAAGCTTTTCACGTTTAATCAGTTCGACCCGTGTACGCTCCACTCTTTCTGTATTTACTCTTACACCTGTCCAAGTCATATCAATCAGGCAGGGAAGCAACGCCAGTTCTAGGTTAGCAATTCCCCATAAGTCTTCTTTTCCTAAGATTGTTCGAAAGTACGTCCACAATTCCAAAGTAAGAACTGCGTCCATTTCAGCGTACGGACC